TTAATGCAGTATATCTAATAGCGTCTATTAAGTGATCTAATTGATTTGTCGCAGGTTTATTTATTACTTTACCATTCTTATCTACTAGCCATTTATAATACTTAAATTCATTTATAGCGTTTGTACTATTCTTTGTAATATGTATTTTAAATCTTCTTAATACATCAATCCCCATATTAATACTATCTGCTCCTTTCTTTGCAGGTTTTACATTAAACCCCAATCTATGTATTTCTTCTATACTTTTTGGCTCTGCACTATCTGCTATAATCTCTGTCTGTCTTGTTATTCCTAATTCTCTTAATTTGTTTGCTATATCCTGATTAGTTAAACCTTTAGCGTATAACAATTCATTAATATATAAATCATCATTGAGCTTATATACTTCTGCTATTGCAGTAGGATCATTAGAATAACCAAAGTCCATACCTAAAGCAATTAGCGTTGCTTCTGTTGGTATATTGTTACATATCTCAAACTGTCTAAATATAGTTTCAGTAGGTTGAGCCATATCACCTAAACCGTAAATAGTCCAATAGTTACTATCTAATTGTTTTAGCCTTTCTATTTCCTTTATTGTTTCTTCTGGTAAAAAGGGGTTATCTAAATAAGTTGATTTAATAAAAGTACAATCTTCTCTATTTAACACATTATCATATATCCAACTGTACGGATCAGAGGGGTTAAAATCTAAATAGATTCTTTCTGTTGTTCTTAATGTTAATTGTACCCAATCCTCAAAACTAAACTCATTAGCTTCATTTAACCAAACATAGTTTCTTTTTCTACCTCTCACTTTTGCTGGTTGATCCACAGAAATAAATTCGATTGTATTTCCATTTAGCTTATATGTAAGCTCTGACTTATTGTGGTTATCAGGATTGTATAAATTGTGTGATTCTAATATATTAAAAAAATCTCTATAGGCAGAAGATTTAAGAGCAGGTAGCGTTTTTCTACAAATAGTATATACCTTTCCCTTTGATTGTAATGCTTTTAATATTATTAATTGAGCTAAACTATATGTCTTACTACTTCTTGTACCACCTTGATTAACTACAATTCTTGTACTAGCATTAAGATTCTTTTGTAGAACTACTGTTCCCTTTAGATTCAATGATTTCAATTTCAATCTTTTTTATATCTTCTTCGTTTGATGTTAGATTAATATTCTGTCTTTGTATATATCCTCTCTTGTGTCCTTTATGTTGTAGGTAAAATATAATACTTTTCTCTTTTTCGTTTTCTATATTCTTAAATAGTTTGCTTTCTACAAAATCTAGTTTAAGGTTATCTATCTCATCTACCTTTTGTCTAAATTCTTCATCTTCTTTATACCATTTATAAAAGCTACTTCTACTTATGCCTGATCTATTACAAGCTGTACTGACTATTCCTAGACTATTTTCTAAAGCTGCTAGTAATGTTTCTTTCTTTAGGTTATGTTCTTTTTTGCCCATTTTATTAAATTTATTTTATAGTTACTTTATATCCTTTTGCCTTTAAATCTTCATATAATTTATTAGCTAGTTTTATGTCTTTCTCTTTTACTGTTATTGTTGTTGGTTTATCTTCTTCTATTTTGTCTATATTAAAACCGAGTTCTATATGCTTAAAACCCCATTCTAATAAATCATCTATATCAAAGTTACATAGCATATCCATATCCCATTCTGCTGTATTCTTGTTTAACCTTATGTTTAATTCTTTCTCATCTTCTTTAGATAGATTTACTCTAACTACTGGTACAAGCTCTGCACCTAGTTCTCTCATTATTCTTAATCTTTGATGTCCACCAACTACTGTATTATCTGCATTTATTATTATAGGATCAACTAGACCAAACTTTTCTAATGAGTTTTTTAAATCCTCATATTGTTTGTTAGTCATTCTTCTAGGGTTATACTCTGCAGGATTTAATTCTGCTATTTTAACTTTTTCTATTTTCATTAGTAGCTATGATTATGTTTATGTTTATTTAATTCTCTTAATTGATTATTAAATTGTTTATCTGTTTCTGCTTTTATATGACAAGCTCTACATAAAGCAATAAGGTTTTCTATTTGGTTTTTATGTCCTCTTGGATCACCCCCAAGACCACGACTATCAATGTGGTGGATATCAACTGCTTGTTTAGAACAATGCTCACACAGTATTACATCATCAATAACATAATCGTGAAAATCCATATATATTTTTACATATTTTTTCACCTTCCCTGTCCTTTGTATTTTTTATAATAATTCTGTGAGCTTTTTAATTTACTCATTTTACTTTTAGCATGTATTCCTTTTCTCTTTCTCCTTTTGTTTGGGGAAAATTTAAAACCTTTTTGTTTCATACTTTACAGCTTTTTTCATATACCTTTTTAAGGTTATCCATTATTTGTTTATTACAAGGGCTACAACTTTTCCACTGTGGATTTTGACCAAACACTCCATTATATAAAGTAGCTACTATAGTTTTTTCTTCTGCGTTTAGCCTTTGCCTTAATTCTATTCCTGGCACTACCTCATCATAAATCTTAATCTCATCTTCTGTAAATTGCCTAATATTTTTAAAGTTTGGAAACATTTGATTTAATTTTTTTCTTCGTTCCTCACAACCACAATCATCTCCTAATACTTTTTTAGCTAACTTATCTATTCCTGTTGCTTTGGTGAATTTCGCTATATCATCACCAATACCTTTACTTTTGTTTTTCATTTTTTAAAAAGTTTTTAATAAACCTAATTGACTTCCCTAATGTACTTCTATTTATCTTTGTTGCTTTACTCATTGTATTTAAACTGTAATTTTCTCTATAATATATCTTAAATACCTCTACATCAAACCAGCTTAAATGTTTTAACTTTTCATCTATCCATTGTAACCTATCTTCTTTTTCCTCTAACTGTTTCATCTTTTCTTTAGTCAAAGGTTCTTTAGTATAAATATAAAATTCTTTTAATTGTTTTTCGTTGTATTGCTTTCTATACTTTTTATGGTAAGGACTTGTGTTACTTTGATATTGATTTAACATTATTCTAACTATATAAAAAGTAAGTTGTTTTTTTTCTATTATTGTTTTAATCTTTTCCTGATCCGAATTATAAAGAGCTATAATTGTTTCGTGTAATAAGTCCTCATAATCAGGGTGTTTATTGCTAGTGATTCTCCTACTAATTTCTAGAAGTTTACTATAGCTATTCTCTAAATATATATTTAATTTTTGCACAACTCATTTAATAATGCAACCCCTGATTGTTTTAAAAAATTGTACTCCCACTTTCCTAAAGGGCTTATTTCTGTATATATTAATTGTGGGTTATATTTATCTTGTATAAACTCCATTTTATTTTGTATGTATTCATCTTCACTTTCTATCTTTTGTGTTTCTTTGTGTATAAATACATCAGTAGTAGATCCTCTATCTATATCAAATAAAAAATATCTAAAGTTTTCTCTACCGTCTTTTGTTCTAATATTCTTAAATGCTTCGTGTTTTTTTCTCATATCGTTTTTGTGTATTTAGTAAATATTTCTATAAATTCTTCTAGTGAATAACATACTACAGCTTTATATCCCCTTGCTGTTAAATTAGCTAACCATAGTTTCTGATCCTTGCTAGGTTTATTGTATTTAACTTTAAGCTCCACCATTAAACCGTTATGCTTTAAATTAGGTTCAAATATTAAAATGTCTGGTACGCCTTTTTTATAATGTTTCTTAACTAGAGCTTTTTGTTTGTAGTTTCCTTTACCTAAATAAACACCCCCTAATGTTGAAGTCCAAAGTATATGTGGATAGTAGTTTAAATAATCTACTATGCTATTATGTAAATCTTGTTCTTTCATTTAATTTGACTTTTTATATATTCCCAAGTTAAAGCTCCTAGTATAAAAACAAATACTATTAATATTACTAAACTTAAATTACTTATTTCTATCATTTTTCTGTATGTATAAATATATTTATTTGAAATACTAACAATAGTATATGGATTTCCCAATACTTTCTTATTTCATCTGGCTCAAAGTGTCTAACCCCAAGCAACAAACCATTTTTTATAAAACTTATAAATATCATTTTAAAATATTACTATCATACTATCGTGCATACCACACTTATTACTTACATATTCTCCTTTAGTATTATATCCACTAAATTTTAATCTACCTTTTATAAACCTAATTTCTTTTTTATTTGGTAATATATGTTCGTGAAATATTTTTGTACTTGTAGATACAGGTAATAACATTACACATAATTTACCTTTTTTACTTTCTTCTATAGCTTTTAAAATAAATGCTTCTTTTAATTTTCTACTATAAGGTGGATTAATAAAATTTGTAGATCCCCAATCTACTTGTAATCCACACCATTCCATATTGTGCATATAAGGACAAGGATCAAAATTAAAATTAAATTCTCTATTTAATTTATTATAAAAATCTTCAGGAGTTTTCCAATCGTCTTTATGTACTAAATTTCTATTTTTCATCTTTTCTTTCTGTATTTAATATAACCTGTTACTGTTTCATATTTCTCATACCCGCAGGAAGAACAGAGCCAAGAATAATATTTGTTTAATTGTGCTTGATCGTCTTTTATTCTATTCAAATATGCACTATCTAAAAAATCAGGCATATTATTTGCACTACTTCCTCTACTAAAATTCTTTTGATTTTTACACCACCTTTTGTATCGTAAATTAGTATTCCAAGTTTTTTCTAATTCCCAACGCTGTTTGCCTACATTATTTTCTTCAGTCCAGTAATCTACAAAGTCCTCTATATGCTCTTTAGGATCTAATTCTTTAATATCATTTAAAAATTTTTCTTTGCGTGTATATACTTTCTTATTTTTAATTCTTATTTCTTTATTATTATTAATAGAGTTTAAATTATTTAACATCTTGTTATTAAAATTTTTACAATCTAGTTCTTCAGTTTTTTCAATACTAGATGTTAAAAAATTTAAGATCTGGGAATGGTCTATCTTAAAATGCTTTTTAGCTGGTACACCTTTAAGCACTACCTTAATTATGCCCCATTTCTCAAGCACAGATAACGCTTGACGAATTTGATAATAACTTAAAGTTGTACTACAGCTAATGTCTTGTGTTACATTAAAAAAATAGCCCCCATTATTTTGAGAGCTATCTTTAAAGTATTCTTCTTTTTGTATAAGATCAGATAAAACCAAACTAGCGTCCACGCCTAAATTAACGAGAAGACACTTATTTAAAATTAAAAAAGGAGTAGAAGCTAGTATTGATTTTTTCATTTGCCTAAAATTATATAAAAATATTTTACATTTTATAAAATTTAATTATTAGTTATTAACAATAAATAGTTAAAAAGGCATTTCTACTGATTTCTTGTCTTTTAAAAATTCATCATACATAACAGTAAACTTCTCTACTTCATCTATTCCAATTTTACCACCTGCAGCTAATTCTATAGCTCCTTTAAAAGCTACACTAAATCTAATATCTTCTTTAGCGTCATTAGTATTATTTGAATAACTAGGCTTTGTAGAAGTGTTGTTAAACTTTGATTCACCCTTAAAAGCGATTTTAACAGTACCCTTAGGGCTTATTGTGTATTCTACCTCATCTCCTACCTGCTCATAGGTTTTGTCTTTCTTTTTGTACATTTTACCAATATCTCCATTTTCAAAGACAATAGTAAAAATAAACATATCATTAAATTTTTCTTGTTGTAAATTTAATTCAGTAATTTTTGATTTTTTAGTTTCCATTTTTTTAGTATTTAATTAATAATTCGTTAATATCAAGTTCGACTATTTCACATAATAACAAAAGCTCACTAACCTTAAAGCTAAAAGGTTGCTCTAATTTTGAGAGCATTGTCGGATAAGACAAATTTAGTTCTTTAGCTAGATGATTTTTTCTTACTTTGTTTTTCATCATTTCCAAGATCAAAGTATCTCTAACTTCATCTTGTTTTTTAAATTGTGTAAATTTCATAAACAATAAATTTTATGCAAGATAATAAAAATAACTTTAT